CGCGTCTTCCCAGGGTTCGGCCAGCCGGTCGTTCACAAAGGTCTTGAGCTTGGCCGGGTCGTTTTGCGCGGCCAGCCACATTTGCGCCAGGTCGGCCCAGCGCGGCCCCAGGCCGAAGGCGTAGTACAGGCAGTTCAGGTGGTAGCCGCGCACCTTGGCGCCGGGGTTGTGGGCCACCCACTGGCCGGCGGCGATCATGGCGGTTTTGTGTTGCTCGTCGATCATGGCGCCGCAGTCTTGGCACACATACCAGGCCTGCTCGCCCCCGGCGCTCCATTGCAGGCCGCTCCATTGCAGGTGCTGGCTGTGGCCGCAGTGCGGGCAGGCCACGTGGTAGCGGCGCTGGTCGGAGCGCTCCCACAGGTATTCAATGCGGCTGATGCCCTTGATCTGCGGGCTGCTGATGTACAGGCGCTTGTAGGTGGCGGGAAAGGCCGACGTGCGGTTGTTGAGCATGTCCACCGGGTCGTCGCCGCCGGCCAAGTTGTTGGCGAACTCGTCCACTTCGTCAACGATGAGCGTGCGCACGCTGGTGCTTTTGAGCCGGCTGGGGCTGCCCGCATGCTCGATGTAGAGCTGCCCGCCCGCAAAGTCTTTGAAGGTGCGGGTGTTGGCCGCATCGCGGCTGGCCACGCTGGTGAGCGCGGCCTTCATGGCCGGCGTTTCTTCAATGGCCGGCCCGAGCTTTTGCGCGACCCACTTGTTCATGGACACCTCGCCGGGCAGGCACACCATGACCGGGCCGGGGTCATGGTCCATGCAGTAGCCCAGGAAGTTGATGGCGACTTCGGTGTTGTGAGTTGGCACCATTTCTTTGCCGCACAAAAACAAGTGGCTCTCGTTGTCCACTGCAATGCATTTTGTGGGAACAGTAGGAGCTCGATCAATGCTGGTGATGTAGCGTGTCTTTACCGAAAGTCGGCCGCGATGGCTTGAACCCTCTGGCAAGCAAGACTGTTTTCGTTGCAGCCGAAAGATTTGATCCTGCCGGTACGCGCCAAACCGTATGCGGCACGAGTCGCTGCCCGTGGTTTTTCGCCAAACCGGCTTGGTTTTAAAGCCCAGACTTCGAATAAGCTCAATGATTCCTTCGGCCAGCGCAAATTTTGAAGATGTGATTTCAGCACCGCTGGCAGATGCATGACCATCTGTGTCCATAAGGCCTTGCAAAAGCGCAAAGCGCTGAGCAATAGACGCGCGCAGATAAGCCGCTGGTATGTGTTTATTACTCAGCAGTCCCGCCCGCCGAAGCGCAGCATAAAAACCATTTGTCAACCCATAAGTTTTTGCGCGACCACCGTTTTGATGCTTTTGCAACCGAGGCGCGTGCTCGCAAAACGCCTGAACAATTTCCTCATCCATAGTGGTGATCGCCGCTTGGTGGCTATGCCCATCGCCCAGCCAAAGTCCAAGTAGGTAAGGATCAATCGGCAGTTGGGCCTCGGGCAGATCAAGTGCCATCGCAAGTTCAATCGCATACCTTGACTGTTTGCCACCAGATCGATGGCTTGCCGCCATGTCCGCAGTGGTGAAAATGTGCGTGTGATCTTCAGGCTGGTCGCTAACTTCCTTGCGCTTTCGGGCCTGCATGCCCGCCGCTTGACGGGCGATTCGCCGCTGGATTTCTTTTTGGGCGTCGTTTAAGGCCTGCAGATCAATGACTCTCCACCGATGTCCTGCATCAGCAATGACGCTCCCGCCGTCAGAAAATCGCACACGAAAGCACGCATGATCGGTAAAAACTTCTGAAGCGGCAATCACTGTCGCGGGGCGACCGTCTTCGCCAAAAACCACATCGCCAACACAAATTTCGCCCATGGTCTTCCAGCCAGATGGCGTCGGAATGGGGGTGTCAATCGCCAGAGCCTTGCCCAACTGCACCGGCCACATGAGCGCCACATCGCGCACCGTGCTGCGGCTGCTCAGCGCATCCATGGGCTCACGCAAAGGCGGGTTGGCCGCCGTGCGCCACTGCCCGGCCTGCGCACTGCCCTTGCTGGAAAGCCGCCGGTGCGCGTCAGCCCACTGGCTGACGGTCAGCGGCTTGCGCGGGGCGATGGCACGGGCCAGGGCGCGAAAGCCGTGGGCGCGGGGGGAGGCGAAGGGGGTCATGCCGCCTCCGCGAATAGTGGGCCCACGGCATCCTCAATTCGATCTCTTTGCAATAGCCTGTAATCTGGATTCAGTTCGCAGCCAAGGTACCGACGGCCATGTTGCAGCGCCACGGCGGCGGTGGTGCCGCTGCCCATGAATGGATCGAGCACGATGTCGCCCGGCCTGCTGCCAGCCAGAATGCACGGCTCGACCAATGCAGTTGGGAACGTGGCGAAATGAGCGCCCTTGTAGGGGCGCGTGGCGACTGTCCAGACGCTGCGGCGGTTGCGGGTTTCTGGCTCGCGCTCACTGCCTTCGCGGTGGAGTCCACCGTGCGCTGTTGCCCCGGGCACGAATGAATCGTTGGTGCTGTTTTGCTTGCGCGGCTTTGTGCTGGCGCGGCCCATCTGGTGTGCGCCAGTTTTGCCCGTGTGAAACTCGGACCCCGCAGCGCCCTTGACCGCAGGCTCTTTCATGCCCTCGGGGTCGATAAAGTACCGCTCCTGCTTTGACAGCAGGAAGATGTACTCATGCGCCTTGGTGCAGCGGTCGCGCACCGACTCAGGCATCGGGTTGGGCTTGTGCCAGATGATGTCCTGGCGCAGATACCAGCCATCAGCACGAAGGGCGAAGGCCAGCATCCACGGGATGCCGATTAGGTCTTTTTCCTTCAAGCCTGGCCAACCTCTTTTTTTTGACTTCTCGGCCGGCTTCCCGTTTAGTTTTTCGCGTCCATGTACGGCCTGCCCTGGCCCCATTTGAGACCGAACATTGTTGTAGCTATCCCCGATGTTCACCCACAGCGTGCCGTCGTCTGCCAGTACGTCGCGCACACAGCGGAAAACTTCGACCATCGCGGCGATGTACTGCTCTGGCGTTTCCTCAAGTCCGATCTGCCCCTCATGGCCATAGTCGCGCAAGCCAAAGTAAGGCGGGCTGGTGACGCACATCTGCGCCATCACGCCATCAGCGGCCCAGCGGCGCATGGTTTCGCGGCAGTCGCCAAATTCGATCCCGTTCACAGCAATCCCTCTCTCACCGCATGATGCACCTCAGCCCAACTCAGGGGCGTCTCTCCAGGCCACGGCGCACGGACTCCCAGGCTTGCGCCGGGCCACAAGTCAAACGTATCAAACAAATTGCACTTCATGCTGCCTCCACCGCCATCGCCCCAAACACCGCCGCCAAATCGCCCAGCAGCACCTCTACCTGATCGGCCAGCAGGCCGCGTATTTCGGGTTCTTCGCGGCCTTGCAGTTGGGGCGGTAGCACGCTGGCCCAGGCCTCGAGCTTGCCTCGCAGGGTGCTGCCGGCCGCAGCAAAGGCGGCCACCACTTGGCTGCGCTCCATGAGCTCGCCGGCTTCTTTGCGGTACAGCGTCTGCTCGCGCTCGGCGGCCCAGTGTTCGCGCTTGGCCTTGGCGTTTTGGTAGATGTAGAGGCCAGCGTCTGGGTGGGCGGGGTCGTCCATGGGCTCGTCGTTGGGCGGCTGGCTTTGCTGCTGGCTGGGCTGCTGGCTTACCGGCCTGGCGGTGGCTTGATCGGCGCCAGGGCCAGCCTGGGGCGCGTGGCCGGTCAGCGCCGGTGCGCCGCGCTGCCGGGCATGCCTGTCGGCCACGCCTTGCTTGCTGGGGTCGCGGGTGGCCTCGATGCGCTCGATGCTTTGCTTGACCAGCACGCGGCCGGCAGCGTCAAGCACCAGGCGCCCTTGGGCCTTGAGCTGGCCGGGGTAGTTGGCCGCGCAGCCGATGTGCTTGGCGAACTGGCGCAGGTTCATGGTTTCGGGGGTGGTCATGCGTCCCGCCCTTGCAGGACGGCAATGGCCTGCTCGATCAGCAATTGACGGTCGACGGCTTTGCAGAGCCAGGCACTGGTGGCGGCTGAATTGCGGTTGAGCTGGGTCTTCAGCTCTTCAATCTGAGCTTCAAGCCGAGCGATCTTGCGCAGCAGTGCTGCCGGGCTGGGTTTTGCTTTGGTGGTCATACGGTGCCGCTCGCTTTGACCTGGGCGCGGTATTCGTCGCGGATGTTGCCCCGCAGCCATTTCTCGAACAGGGCGCCGGGCTGCACGCGCTCGGCGATTCGCTGCATGTCGAGCCGGATCTTGTAGTTGGGTGGGCGAATGAACATGAGGACGGGCTTGAGTTGCCCGCCGTTGACTCCGCTGCGCGCCCAGATGCCGGGCGCGAGGTGGTTGTAGCTGCCCTGGGCCGCTCCGGCGGCTTTGCCGTAGCTGACCACGTACTCGACGCCCCGGATGATTTTTTTGCCGTCGTCCGTCAGCCCCGCATTGGCCAGCTTGGCTTTGCGCTTGGCGCCCATGTTTTTGCGAAAGCCCTTTTCACCGAAGGCTTGAAAGTAGCTGAGCAGCTGCACCATGAAGGGGCCGCGAATGTTGCCGTGGCCGTCTTCGCTGCCTGGGAATGGAACCTTTGGGATTGACGTGAACCAGCCGGCCGGCAAGATGCCAGCGCGGCGCAGGGTCAGCTCGCTGCGCTTGAGCTTGCGGCTGCCGCCAAAGGCCTGGGCCAGCAGAAACTGCTGTGGGTCGATCTTTTGACCGCCCGCGCCTGCGGCGCCTCGGCCAAGGTAGGTGGGGGCAATGTTCACGCTGGTGCCGTCCGCCCCCAGCTCCCAGCGCACGGATCGCAAGGTGTAGGGTTTGGGCCGGTCAAAGACGGATGGCTTGGCCATCTCACCCTTGACCTCTTTTGCCACCGCGCCAGCCACCTGGCCGAAGGTCGACGCCATGGCCGCCTGCAGCCTAGGGCCAGACAGCGCGGCCAGCTCTTTTTGCACCTTGGCCAAGCCCGTGATGTTGATGCCGACTTTCATGCGGCCCCCTTTTCGCCGGTTTTTGGGGCCTGTGGCGCGTTTTCGGGCAGGAGTGCGGCCAAGCCATTGCCGCACCAGCTTTGATCGCCCTGGAGCGTGATTTCGAGCGCTCGCAGGCCGGGGAAAAGGTTTTGCGCCTGCAGATTGCGCACCAGAGCGTTGAGCTCGGGCCAGTGGGCCACCACTTGGCGCATTTGCGGCGCGTTTTCCGGTGTACACCGGATGGTTTTCTTCATAAAACACCCTTTGTGCAGTGTGTGCAGTACCTTGTGCACCTTCTTTTTCCAAAAATCTTTAATGAAATCATGGATGTGCAGCATGTGCAGCATGTGCGGGGTTGCGCGGGTGCGCAGGCGCACGCACGCACCCGCAGGCGCACACCCGCACACACGCGCACCCGCATGTATAGACCCTGCACATGCTGCACATGCTGCACAGTCCTTTAGAATCAACGACTTAGCCGATGT